GCGTATTGGTTAAATATCTCGATTACATGGGGTACGATTTTTTTGCAATCCCTAATGGTGGCCTCCGCAATATTAAGGTGGCATCAAAACTAAAGGCCGAGGGTGTTAAATCGGGAGTGGCAGACCTATTTATTTGTTTGCCAACAACAACCTATCATGGCCTATTTATTGAGGTTAAATATGGAAGGAATAAACAATCGGATACACAAGTGGAGTTTGAACGTATTGTTAAAAAGCATGGCTACGATTACAAATTGGTTTACTCATTAGACCAATTAATTGAAATTTTACAAACATATAAATCAACTAACAACCAAGCAAAAACATACAACGATGGATATATCGATGGTATGTTGAATGCACAAATCACAAAGGTATGACCGACAACAAACAAAAGGCCATCAAATGGGCCAAGGATCAAATCGCCAATAAAACATTGGTGGGGCCAATTAAATTAAACGAGTGGGAGATTATCCAGGAACCGATAAAGTTTTTGGAATCTCACATTGCACGTTTAGAGAGTGGATCGTTACGAGATCAATACATGTGTTATATTCGTTTAAAAACCTTAAAATCAAAGATATGACAACGGAGAATCGCATTAAACTATTGACATATTTTGCATTGTGTCAAAATCTCCTTGATTTTATTGATGGTGGTTGGATAGGTCATCCGGCTAATCGCCAAAAGGTAAAAATGGTAACAAAGCAATTGGTGTGTGAATTGGAAACGGCTAATAAAATTCTATTTCCCGATCAAGATGGGCAAAAAGATTTATTAGATGCCTTGGATACATTCCAAAATGCATGCACCGCCATGGAATCATTTTTTATGCTTGGAATGGCCATGGATAACATGGATCAAATCAAGAAAGATTCGTTGAATACGCAGTTAGATATTTTACTAAAATCCTATGGTATAGATTATTGGGAAAAGCCAATGCAAAACCTATGGAAATAATTTTTACATTTGTTTGGTTGTTGGGTGATGAATAACAACGGGGACAAAAGCACATATTAAACCGAATCATAATGAATTACAACGAGAGCAAAGAAATGGTAAATAGTCCATCACATTACCAATCGAGTAAATTTGAGGTAATTGATGTGATTGAATCATTTGCATTATGTTTTTGTTTGGGGAATGCGATTAAATACATTCTAAGGGCCGGCAAGAAAGAAAACGCAAGGCAAGACATTGACAAAGCCATTTGGTATTTAAATCGTTATAAAAATAAATTACCATGATAATTTTCGGAGTTTCACAAAACACATTTGAGGTGTTCCCAAGGTTTGGAATTAAAAACAATCGCAAATCGTGGTCAATCACATTTGCATGGTTGTTGTTCGTGCTAAAATATATCCATCATGAGCAATGATGGGTTAATTAATTTTGGCATCATCATTGGATCCTTGGAATTGCTATTCATATTATTTATGATTGTTTTAATTATTGATCAACAAAAAAATGATTAGTCGGTTGGCTAATTAATAACACGGGAACGGGTAACCGAACACAATCACAATGGGAAATTTTGTAAAAATTACAACAAGAATCGAAGGTGGAAACAACATGAGAACATGGATTCATCAAGATAAAGTTGAGCAATTATCTCAAAATTCGGCAACACAATGGCCAAATGATGAGGGAACATGTTTATTTATTGATGGCACATCCGTTGACATCATTGGATTTAACGAAACGATTGAATCATTAGGATAATATCATGGCCATGGAGATTATTTCGGGTATAGAGTATATTAATATCAAATTGGTTATTCCACACCCGAATAATCCAAGGCTAATTAAGGATGATAAATTTAAGAAGTTAGTCCAATCAATTAAGGATTTCCCCGAGATGTTGGAATTGCGACCAATTGTGGTTGATGATAATTTCATTGTGTTGGGTGGCAATATGCGATTAAGAGCATGCAAAGAGGCGGGATTAAAACGAGTGCCAATAATTAAGGCAAACCATTTGACACCAGAGCAACAAAAAAGGTTTATCATTACCGATAATGTTGGATTTGGTGAGTGGGATTGGGATATTTTGGCAAATGAGTGGGATACGGACCAATTAACCGAGTGGGGTTTAGATTTACCAATTCCAATTGATTATGAGGAACCCATGGATCCTAAAGAAAAGAATGAGAGTTTTATTATTGAGGTGAAATTTGATAATGACACGGATAGGCAATCGGCTTATAATAAGTTAATTGCGGATGGATTTAAATGTAATTTGAAAGGATAATGGCAAAGCAAGCGGAAAAACCACAAGCAAAAAAGAAGGCACCAACAAAAAAATCATATCCAATATGCGATGTGAAGAAACAAGCCATGTTAGATGCCTTAGAAAAATCGTTGGGTATTGTAACGACCGCCTCTAAATCCATTGGCATTGAACGCACAACACATTACCTATGGATGAGAACGGATCCCGATTATGCTAAGAAGGTAGAGGAATTATCGGATATGGTGTTAGATTTTGCCGAAAGCCAATTACATAAGCAAATCAAGGAGGGTAATACGACCGCAACCATATTTTATTTAAAGACCAAGGGTAAAAAACGTGATTACGTTGAGAGAACCGAGATCAAACACGAAACGGGCATTGAAAGTGCCGTAATAGAATGGATGCCATCAACGATCGAAAAAGAATAAAACAACATTGCAACGTTCAATTTTATCAAACACTAAATTCAAAGGCAAGGATTAAGGTTCATCAGGGAGGGACACGATCGGGTAAAACGTATGCCATTTGCCAATATTTAATCTACAAACTTACATCGACCAAGGAACCATTGGTCATTTCAATAGTACGTAAGACATTGCCGGCAATCAAAGGATCCGTGCAAAGGGATTTTTTAGAAATCTTAGATGACATTGGGATTCTATTTGTTGGTAATCATAACAAATCCGAGAACACCTACACCTTTGGAAACCACATCGTGGAGTTCCTATCGGTTGATGAGCCACAAAAGATTCGTGGTCGTAAACGTAACATTTGTTTTATCAACGAGGGTAATGAGTTAAATTTTGAGGATTATCAACAATTGCTCATGCGTACCGAGGATGAAATGATAATAGATTTTAATCCATCGGATCCTATACATTGGATTTATGATCATGTAATAACACGCGAGGATTGTGATACGTGGATTACAACGTACAACGATAATAAGTTTTTACCACAAGAATTGGTAAATGAGATTGAACGATTAAAGGCAAGAGATCCCGATTATTGGCGAGTGTATGGGGAGGGCCAACGTGCGGTATTTAGTGATCGTCAAATATTTACCAATTGGAATTTTATTCCTTATGCGGATTTTCCCGAATTTGATGATGTGTCCTATGGCCTTGATTTTGGTTTTTCCCAAGATCCTACCGCCATCGTTCAAGTGGCAAGGGTAAATGATAAATTATACATCCATGAGATTTGTTATAAAAAGGGAATGACCAATCGGGACATCGCCGATTTTATAAAGGAAAAGAAATTAAATGATCATTTATTTTATTGTGATTCGGCCGAGCCAAAGTCAATCGAAGAACTAAGGCAAATGGATATGTTAGCCAAGCCGGCAATCAAAGGTGAGGGATCAATCAAGGCGGGAATCGGATTAATAAAAGAACATGATGTTTATGTGAGCATTGAATCCAAGAATATGGCTAAGGAATATCAATACTATTTTTGGGAACAATTAAAAGATGGAACGATTATAAATAAGCCAATCGACAAACAAAATCACCTATGTGATGCGTTGCGTTATTGCGTTTACACCAAATACAAAAATCGTAATGATTTTTTTGTTATTTAAATGATTATTTTTGACAAAATTTAAGCGGTAAAATATGGCAGGCATCATCGATAACTTAAAACAAGGTATCATTAAGGCATTAGGAGGCGGAGGCACGGATCCACAATATAATAAACTTTTATACCAATGGTTGGGAACATCAATCGTAATGCAGGATGCAAACGATTTGACCTATATTCGGGAAGGATACCAACGAAATGCCACAATCTATTCGATTATCAACCTCATAACTAAGGCATCGACAACGATACCATTCCAAATTTACGAGGTAAATAACGAAACATCGGCCAAGCAATACAAAAGCATCACATCGGGAATTATGGATGGGAATGCTATGTACAAAGCCAACATATTGAGAAAGAGAGCATTTACCGAGTTAAAGGACACACCATTAGAAAATTTATTAAATAGACCGAATCCAGAGCAAAGTTTTTCGACATTTTTACAAGAACTAATTGCGTTTGGTAAATTAACGGGTAACAGATACATCTATGGGGTTAAGCCGGAAACGGGACCTAATTCAGATAAATTTGGCCAACTATACGTATTACCATCGCAATTAGTTCAAATTGTTTCCGATGGTTTATTAGAGCCGGTGGCGGGTTATCGTATTATTTATAACGCAACGGTCGAGGTTGCACCCGAGGATATTTGCCACATTAAGGATTTTAATCCCGATTATAATTCCGCGGGATCGAACTTATATGGCCAATCACCATTACGTGCCGGCCTCCGCGTTTTAACCGCAAACAATGAGGCGGTAACAACGGGTGTTAAATACCTCCAAAACCAAACATCACGTGGTATGTTGGTAGATAAAGAGGGAACGATTACTCAAGTTCAAGCACAACAATTAAAACAAAACTTTAGAAGGCAATACCAAGGATCCGAGAATGCGGGCGATGTGATTGTTTCATCTAAGGATTTATCATGGGTAAACTTTGGATTATCCGCCGCGGACCTATCATTAATCGAGCAATATAACGCAACGGTTAAAGACCTTTGTAATATTTATAACATTCCGGTCCAATTGCTTAATAATACCGATTCCTCTACATACAATAATATGAAGGAGGCTAAAAAGGCAATGTACCAAAATGCGGTTATTCCCGAATTGATTAAGATTCGCGATGAGTTAAATCGTTGGTTGGTGCCACAATTTGGACCGAATTTGTATTTGGATTTTGATTTTACCATGATTTCCGAGATGCAAGAGGAAGTGGATAAATTGGTAAGTCAATTAAATACCGCATGGTGGATTAGTCCAAATGAGAAACGTGATGCGATGAATTATCCAATCGATGAGGTTAATGCGTACATGAATGATTATTTCATTCCGGCAAACCTTACACCACAAAACGTTTCAATCGATTCATTAGAGAACCCAAAATCTTTAGATATTGATTTTGGTTTAGAACATAAATAATATGCCATTACCATCGCCACGAGTTGATGAAAGCCATGATGATTTCATTTCGAGGTGTGTCATCGATACAAACGTGCAAAATGATTTTAGAACCATTGAGCAACGTGTTGCGGTGTGTAATTCCCTTTATGAGCAAGAAAAACAAATCAAGCAAGTAAAAGACACATGGCAAAGTGCATTTGAAAATGAATTGACCAAGGCCGAACGTTCATCTAATCGAGATTTCTATCTTTATTACCAAGCCGAATACGATAAAGCCATTAAAATGTACCTATCACAAGGAGGCATAAGCACGGCGGATGTTCAAGTATTTTTTAAAGAGGATACATTGATCAAGATGTATTCGGAAATGTATGCAAAGGTAGGATTACAATTTGCAAGATGGTATTCTAAGAATTTCGATAAATTCATTAGCAAATCGGTTAATTTAAAGGATTACGAAAGCATTTGGCAAGCCAATTTCGCATTTATTGGTAGCCAAGTTGGGGGCCAAAGGGTGAGTGGTGTTAGTGGGACCGCAAAACAAACCATCATTTCCGTTATTCAAAGGTTAATGAAGGATCCCGAATTTCAAATTCAAGGGGAAAGGGTTAAAGCAAGAATATTAAAATCACAATTCACGCAATATAGCACCTACCAAGCAAGGCGAGTGGTGAGGACCGAAAGCACGAACGCGGCAAATTATGCTACCTTTGTTTCGGCACAAGATATATTTGCGGGCCAAGACATGCAAAAGATGTGGATGGCGGGTAGAGATGCGAGGGTTAGACCTGCACACCAAGCGGCACATCGGCAAGTGGTAGATTACAATAAACCATTTATTGTTGGTGGTGAACAATTGAAATGGCCAGGTGATCCGGCGGGATCGGCATCAAACGTGATTAATTGTCGGTGTAGTTTTGCACCTATTCCAAAGCCTAATGCACAAACCATTGGTGAGAACATTACGGACATTGGATTTAACTTGGCAAGAAATACCATTCAATCCGAGATTGGTGGGGCATTGATTACACCGGAAGTTGCGGCAACTATTGCGGTTGAAACCCAACAAGTGGAGGCAAATGCACAAAAAGAATTAATGAGGCCGGATGATTGGGATAATATAGTTCCAAAAAATGCACAAATAAAGATTTCAATTTCATCAACG